ATGCCATTAGTCCAAAAAATTATACAATGAATATAGAAAAGATTAACGGATTCTGGGTGCCTAGCAATGACGTACATGTGGAAGACTGGAAGGCAGGAAAACCTTTCACACAAAATAAATGTCTGTTGCAGTTTCAAAATTATTGCAAGAAACACAATAAAAAATTTAACCACATATTGGACATTGGTGCATGGGTCGGAACATGGAGCATGGCCATGAACCAGTACTGTGGGCGAGTTATTGCCTTTGAACCGGAAGCGGTACATTATGAATGTCTAGTCAAAAATGTCAGTGACGATATAGAGACTCATCAACTGGCCGTTGGTGCAGAAAGTAAAATGATATCTCTATCACAGGACGACTTTACACAGAGTAAAAGGGTACTAGGCGAAGGAGCCATACCAATGGTAACAATTGATAGTTTGGGTCTTGATGATGTTGATATGATCAAGATTGATGTTGAGGGTTATGAAATGGAAGTATTGAAAGGAGCAACAAAGACATTAGAGAACGTCAAGTACCTTATGATCGAATTAAACAATAACACTAAAAAATATGGCAGTAGTAACATAGATGTAGAAAATTATATCAGTTCACTAGGCTTTAAGGGATTGATGGATCACTGGCCGGACAAAGTTTTCTATCGTCCATAACATAAATTAAATACTTAAAATGAAGATTTTTATAACAGGGGTGGCAGGTTTTTTAGGATCACACCTAGCAGACTTAATGATATCAGAAGGTCACACTGTTGCTGGCAATGACAACATGATTGGTGGTTATACGGACAATGTGCCACAGAATGTAGAGTTTCATCAAGTTGATTGTTGTGATTTGGAAAACATGACAAAGGCAATGCAAGGTTGTGATATAGTGTACCACACTGCCGCTACAGCCTACGAAGGACTTTCTGTTTTCTCTCCAGTGCTGGTAACAAGGAATATTTTTGAAGCTTCCGTGACTACAATTACTGCGGCTATTAGGAACAAAGTAAAACGTATTGTGTATTGTTCTAGCATGGCGAGATATGGTCATCATGAACAGATGCCATACAAGGAGGATTACGAATGTCGTCCACAGGATCCGTATGGAATTGCAAAAAAGGCAGGAGAGGATGTATTACGGAATCTATGTGATACGCACGGAGTGGAGTATGTCATTGCTGTTCCTCACAACATAGTTGGACCAAGACAGAAGTACGATGATCCATTCAGGAACGTGATGTCCATAATGTTAAACAGGATGTTACAAGGTAAACAACCAATCATATACGGAGATGGCGAACAACAAAGATGCTTCAGCTATATTGATGATTGTTTGTATTGTTTAAACGCACTAGCATTTCAAAACAACGTGGTTGGTGAAGTAATTAACATAGGACCGGACGAAGAACCTATAACAATAAACGAATTAGCGGAAGCCTGTGCTAATGAGACAGGACTTAACTTAGAGCCTATTCACCACAAGGATAGACCTAAAGAAGTAAAACTAGCTGTGTGTTCGTCGGACAAAGCAAGAGATTTATTAGGTTACAGCACGGCGACAAACATGAGACAGTCTGTGAAAAAGACCGCCGAATACATAAGGACCAGAGGCACGAAGAAGTTCCAATATCATTTACCTTTGGAAATAATAAATGATCAGACCCCAGATACCTGGAAGAAGAAATTGATATGATAAGTTTCTGCTGTCCATCGAGGGGCAGACCCGAACTAGCAAAGAGATTAATTGATACTGCCACAGAAACACAAAAGGGTGATACAGAATTTCTATTCTATTTAAATGACGATGATGAAAAACTAGAACAATACAAAGACTTACTTGATGAAAAACATTATACTATAGGCCCAAATCAATCAACATGTTACAGCTGGAATTTAATGAGTGTAAAGGCAACTAACGATGTTGTTATGCTTATGGGTGATGATGTACAAGTAAAGACCCATCACTGGGACCAATTAATAGTGGATGAAATAAACAAATATGATGATAGGATTTTAATGGTTGTGCCAAGCGACGGCAGAGTCAAAGGAACCAAACAACTTACTAACAAGACGAAACTATGGCCCGACAAGCCATTGCCAGCACCACATTTCGCAGTCCATAGTAACTGGGTAAACACTTTAGGATATCTTGCCCCTGCATTTTTTTGGCATTGGCACGTGGACTCGTACACACAAAAAGTAGCACGTAAAATTAACAGATGTCTCTATCTTCCTACGGTAGAATTCAAAGCCAAAAAGATACTAGACGATAATGCTGGTAAGCAAATACGGAAAAATTTTAATATTCGTGAAAGAGACAACTTTGTTTGGACAAAAGTTAGTGACAGGCATTTACAGTCTGATGTCAGCTCTTTACAGAATTTTATTGATGCTTTTTAGCAAACGGTTGTAAGTTTCTTCATTGATATCTAGTTGTACCAAAGGACTTCTTATGTATTTCCTTTTTGTGTGTACAAACTTAATGTTTTTTGATTTTGTAATTAGGAAAGTGTTTGCTGTGTATTTTATTTGTTTACCGTTAACATGAACGTAAGCGGCAGTGCCGTCACTTCTTTCCCTAAAGAACCATAGGCATAATATATTCCTGTTGAAATCTATATCTGCAAAACTTTCTTTCAATTCCGCTTTTGTATCATGCTGTTCGCAAAACTTCTTCCAGTGTTGGTGATTAATATTGTTTTGGTTCTCATACAGGCTATCGTACTCTCTACTGTCAACAATATCACCAGCACATATATGTTCTACAGGTTGATCATGGTAATGATGGGTTTTAAGTTTATTCCAGATCATTATGCACTGAATAAGTTTATAAGTTCTTTCTTCCAATCGTCCGCGTACTCACAGTCTCGATAACCATCGAACCATGGTCCACCTTCAGTGTAGTGCAGTATTTTAGGGTGGCCGTTATTGGGTTCTTTATACCAACCTACAAGCCAATTGTACTCTAACGGTAAAGATCCTATTTCATTGTCTTCCAACCAACTAAATCTGTGTAGGAATTTCGGTGATTCATCGTTTAGCAATTCTGGTGTAAGTATTTTGTTCTTAGGATGTTCACAGTTCCATAGTACCATGCTTGACCAATTTTTTCTAGGATATACAGTTTGTACTTGTCCATCCATTTTGGTCGTTTCCTTTGGTGTATAATCATGTTGCACAACCATAACTGCTTTAGAATTATCACAGTGTTTGGTAAGTTCATGTGATGGTATCTTCCATAAAAAGTCGCAGTCACAAAACACTGCCCAACCTTTGAAGTCGTTCATGTATGGCACAAAGAATCTTGTAAAAGTGAATTCTGTTGATGCAAGTTTATCTACGGGTCTAGTGTACAGTCCTTGGTCCCTCATCTGCTTCTGTTTCAATGGTATGACTTCGGCCGACGGATCTCTACGTTTGATGCTGTGTTCACACACCTGATAGGCTATGTCTTCCCTGCTGTCGTGACCTACGTAAATTTTCATTTTCTTCCGGACATTATTTCATGTATTTGTTTCCAATTACTTACACGGATAATGTCAGGATGTTCAAAGTCGTGATTGTATGGGTGGTCAATTAATATAGGCTTTAAACCGTATTTGAGCCCGGCTACAGCGTTCTTTGGCTTGTCCTCCACCCAATACAGTCCGGTGTTGTGAAACTCGGCTAATGCTGAATCTTTGTCTGCACCTGTGTCTAAGATGTGATAATTTTTAAAAATGTGTTCACCAAATAATTGTCCTAACCTTTTTTTCCTTACAATTTGTGCCGGTATATCTGATGTCTGTGAGGTTATTGGTATAAAGGTCCATCCTTCTGCGGCCAATAGTTTTACCCAAGTTTGTGAGTCCTCCATTGGGCACTGTGTTGCCATCCATGCACTCTTGTTGAACTCTCTTATCTCTTTACGTATCTCCGGTATAGTAACGCCAAATCTCTCTGCCATTTCATATGTGTTTTGTTTGTTTGGTAAAAGTTTATACGGATATATTTTTTCGTCGTTCTCGTAGTATGATCGCTGTAACATCCAGTCTGAGAAATGCTTTTCCCATTCCAGCAACACGCCGTCTACGTCTGTTAGTATTATTCTATTTGATGTCGGCATCTTCCATACCTGCCACCCTCAGCTTTACAATGTTTGTGATCTGCCATTGCTTCTGGTCTAGACCTTTGGTGATGCCTAGCCATTGGTTTCTTATCAAGGCAAAGTCGTTTATGATCTTGTCCATGTCAACGACGTCGTCCTCACCGTCAACATACTTTTCTGCATCTCTGCTTGATAACGCTCTGTTGTAATTTTCTAAGTACTTTCTAAAAGTCTTTGATCTTAATCTTCTC